ATTCTATTTGACTAGATTTGTTTACAGATTCTAATGCTGCACTTGGTCTTGGTGTTTCGGTGGTAAAGTCAAAATTAGCTTTTTGTTGCATAGCTAGTCCTGATTTATCGCCTTGAGGTTTATCTTCACCAGATTTATCGTCGTCTAATCCTGATTGAACAGAATTGGATTGATATGTATCTGGTACAACTACATCTGCACCAACGTCTTCAGCGTCAGCTTGACCTTTTGGTGAAATGTCTAGTTGCGTATCTTTTTCTTCAAAGAGAGCTTTTTCAACTCGTTCTTCTAGATTTGCTTGAGAATCTGACAATGCTTTTACATGTTCAGTAAGGGTTGATAAAGTCTCGATTAGAGCTTCGTCAAAAGATTTCTCTTTAGACTCAGTTTTATCTTCCTCTTCTTCTTCTTCATGATCTTCTTTTCTAAGTTCTTCTAAAGTCATGTATATAGAATTAAGTAAAGTAGGGTTTATAAAGATTATGCAAAGATTTATATCGGTTACTCTTTACGGTTTTTTACTTTTTTTGATGCAACTCTGTCGTCTTCAGGTCTTGGTGGTACGATTGTTACCTGTGTACTCTCTCCTTGACCTTGAGTATGTGCGTAACTTGCTCCTCCTCCTCTTATTCCTGAACCAACACCAATCATTTCTTTTCTGACTTCATTTAACTTCATTAAGGCATGTATCTTGTTTACTTTTCTTACTGCATTTGATTTGTACATGTCATATGATTGTTGTCGTTTAACATGTTCTTTCACACCATCATGCATTTTTTTACCTTCTTCAGTCAACTCTTCATCTGCCTTGTTATTCAATCTTGAACCGTTAGGTGCATCTTGATTGTATGCTCCACTTGATCCTACTGAGTTTGTGTTAGTAATATCTAATCCTTTACTTTTACATTTATCACAGCAATTACATTTATCATTACGTGTACAGTCTTTACAATCACAATCACAGCCATTGTTATGTCTTGGGTTGTTTGTACCTTCACTGTCAGTGGTTAACGTTCCACCACCACTCATAGAACCAGCACCTAGTGAATTTGATCCACCACCCATACCATTTCCACCTGCTGCTTCCTTATGGACGAATGATCCTACAATCTTCTCTGCTGATTCTCTTGACTTACCTTCTCTGATTAGTGCTTGTACCTTTTGTTCAAATGTTTGTGATTCGTTTAGATCTGCTGCGTTTTTACCATTTTTAATTGGATTGGCTATAGTCATGTTAGGTAGTTCTTCTGATAACGTTCCTTTGGTACCGTTGAATTGTCTTTTCTGACTCACAAGATCGTTTAGATCTGTACGGTTATTTCTATCCTCAGTGTTTGTAGAACCATCACCTTTTTCAACTCTATCTTCATTGATTTTAGCCTCTTCAGGATTATCTATTATTGCTGTATCCATTTCTTTTTTCTCCATGAATTTATCTTTAAAGTTTTTAGAATCCTTATCATCTTGATCATCAACAAAATCTCTTTTAATCTCTGGATATGCATCTGTTTTATCTGTGTCTAATAATAATGATTTATCTGGTTTACCCCCACCTGAACTTAATGCTTCATAATTCCTTTCTCTTATTGCAAAGTCTTTTGCTGGTAGATCTGTTTTATTAACAATACAACCCATGTTATCACATTGAATTACCATCTTACCATCATCTCTAACAGTTGAGTTAAAGTTTGCTTTTGCAATCTGATTGAAATCAGTGATGATAGCCATTGGTACTGCAGGATCTTTACATACAGCCACCTCATAATGTTCCAAATCACTTAACGCATAAGCAGTACTTCCGTCTTTCATTTTGATTGGGGATCTTGCTGATCTGGTTGCACCACCAAATGACAATCCCTTGTACTCATTGTTTTTAATTTTATCCCATATAACATTATCCAATTCGTAATTTTTGAAAATCTTTCCTGTTATTTTAATTGCAGGTAATACTGATCCATCATCAGATTTCACAGTTGTTCTAGAATAGTTGATACCTTTACCTACGATTCTGTTGGAGTGAGTATCACTGATTGGTGCTCCTCTATCAATCCATACAGGCAATACCTTGTACAGTTCATCAACTATAGTAATTTCACCTTGCTTATCTTTCATTTGTACTGTTAGTAATCCTTCAAAATACCTTTCATCTGAATTTATACCTTCCATACTTTTTAATGTACTTGTAAGTTGGTGGAAATTATAATACGTCATATATAAAGTAATCGTGACGAGGTTAATAAATATTATGATAAAAAAGGGTAAAGAACAGTGTTTTAAGCTGTTTTTTTTGCTTTGGTGACAGCGAAGTCTATTGAGAATCCTGCTGTCAAACTTAACAAAGCAATTCCGATTAGACCTAAACCGTCTAATGGGATTGTTTGTGCTATTGCAATTCCTGCGAATGTAGAAACAATTACTGCACCGATTAATTTTTTTGCAGAGTATGAATCATCATTACCCATGTATCCTCTAACTGTATTTAATACAGATCCAGATATACATGCAAGTACTGCAATGAATAATGGGTCTACCATGTAAAATTCCTTATTCAGTGGTATTTAACTATTACTACTTATTTGTCGAGTAATTCCTTGACTAGGTCGTCAAGATCTGATTTTGCCTCTTTTGGGTGTAATCTATTTGATTGCCTGTCAATCGCTTTTGATAAGATAATTATAGTTTTTTGTAACCTTTCTACTGTCTCACATAGATTTTTCTGTGTTTTCTGAACCTTTCTAAAATAAGCTATCACTGTTGATCCTATTCCTAAAGAAATAACCATAACTACCTCTCTATAGATTGAATCTACCATTTCTATCATGCTGATCATAAGTATTTATACCTTTTATTTATATCGGTTGGTTTATTAATAGGTCATATATATGAATATTGTGGCTTCTTCCATATATGTATACAATAATATAAAAGAATATGTTCAGTATAACAAGGATAATCTTAATGAATTATTCAAAAGTAGTAAAATAGTTGACTTGTACATACATACTAAGACTAAATTATGGGTGGTAACTAACACAAATAACCTTAAAGAACGACCTTTATTACAGAAATCGTTGGTTCATTTCCGAAATGGTAACGTAAACGAGTATAAAACTGACGAAAGCAAACTTGTATTACATGATAAGATTAAATTTAACCCTAAGAAGATGCAGATTGATATATTTCCAAGGTTTTTAAGAAAACCAGAACTTAGATGGAGAGTTGACAAATATATTAACAATTCTAACAATACAAAGTCCAAGATGATTGACTATGAACATAGATTCTATGATTTAGAGACTAATAGAATAAACTTTATCTTAAAAGACTAGCGTGGGTTGCCCAAGTCTTTAGACATTATATGAGCCCAATCCTTACCGTGTTTTCTTCTCTGACTTTTCCAGAAAGGATCAGTTTCTAACATTCCACCTTTTAGATTATAACTCTTCATGTGATTTGAAACTCTTCTATGGCATTTTTGACAAAGTCTTGCATTTATTTGTTCTAAACCATGTTTAAACTCTCCACAGAAGTGACACAACCCATAAACAATCTCTTTAATTGGAACTAAGATGGTTTCCCTGCCTTTTTTACCTGCACAGTCACCACATATGTCAGATACACCTGCACCTACTGGAATACCATGACCAAAACAGCCAAAACACATGCCTTCCTTATAGTTGTTAACTCTTGTATATTCATTTTTTTGGTGTATATCTACGATTTTATCACCAATTTTGGTTCCACCAGTCTTTACTTCAAATTTTTCTGCCATGTTAATTGTTCCTTATGTGTCTTAAACAGTCATTAAGTAAGCCGACTATCTCTATGGAAGGCTTGTCTTTTACATCTTGTGTAATTTCTTTTAATATACTATCGATTAGTTCTGTATATGGGTTTTTTAATTTAGGTCTAAAGATAACGACTTTAGGTTCTTCCTTTATTTTCTTAACTACTTTCTTCATCTTCCCATCTCTGTGTCATACCTAACTCATTATCAACTATGTCCCTTGCATTTCTTACCGTTATACCTGCATATTTTCTTAACTCTTCTACTGTTTTTGTTTTCTTCCAACCAAAGTCTACTGCAGTTTGTAATGTTTTCTTTACCACATCAAAGTTGGCAGGTGTGATGCCAGTAGGGAAGTTCTTTTGTGACATAGATGTTCCACTACCAGATGAAGGGTGTCCCTGTGCAACTCCTCCCATGTCAGAAGGTCTACTTTCAACATGTTCACCTTGTGCGTTTGCTCTTTGTTCTTCAGGTGCAGCAGTTCCTCTGCCTCTACCGTTTTTAAGTTCTGGGTTTTCCATGTCTTGAACTTCTTTAGATACATTGTATTCTCCAGTATGGGTTCTCTCTATCTTGAATCCCATTTGTTGTAGTTTTGCCATGTTGTCAATCTCTACACCTTCTCTTTGTAGTTCTGATAGTTTATCGTTTTCTTCTCCTGCTACAAGTTTAAGATCCCAATCGTCAACTCCCATAACTTCTGCAAGTTTCTTAAAGAAAGATTTGAATAGAATGTCTTGTCCCCACTTGACTGCTCTGTTTGTAATTGTAACTTGTAATCCCTCTTGTGACCAACCACCTACCATCTCTCCATAGTATAATGGAAGTACACCGTACATGGCACCAATGATCTGTCTTAACTCTTTTCTTATCTCAACGAATTGTAATTCTTGTAATGAACCAGTAAAGTCTATCCAGTTAGCCATGTTCTTTCCACCTTTGTCAGATTCAACCATGAGTGGGTGTATCATGTATGGATCTTCAGTTGCTTTTTGTTCCAAAGCGTCCCATGACTTTCTAAAGGTTTCATAGTTTCTTGATGCAACAACAAGTAATCCTCGTGGTGGTCGCATTTTATCAAAGTATTTTCTAATATATTCGTCCA